ATAGTCCTCAGATGAAGCTAGTTTTTCAATTAATTTCCACCACCACGCATATGAAATAACTCCAAACTGCGATTCCATTGCTACTATCTTAGGATCATTACTGGCATTTACATCGTGGCTGAAGTAATATACATCCTTAGCCATCTATTACTCCTCGTCTGCAAACAAAGCCCCTTGTGCACGTTTGCCAGCTATAAACCTTACACATTCATCAATCAAGTCTTGCACTGAAATAGCGAATGTACGGTCTGCATACTCTACCGACAACCAATCAGTCTTGAATTTCAGTTCATCAGTAGAGTTTGCATCTTGTATAATGCCTTCAACGCTGACTTTCTCTACCACATCCTCGATAACGCCATATTTAAACTTGAATGACCGTACGACAAATGGGATGTTAAACTCTTCCAAGAATTCAAAGTTCTTTTTCATAATAGCCTGTAGCCGGCTGAAAGCTTGCATGAGTTCAGGTCGTGGATCATCTTTAGATTTAATGGTAAAGACATCTGTCAGACCAGTAGCAGATGGTTTCTGATAGGCGATATTGATATCGTTATCTGTAATTTGAATAGATTTAACAATCATAATGGACTCCTTTCTTGTTCTACGACTACATATTTACCGGTAGCGGCTTCAACAGCTTGTTTAAACATAGCGGCATCAGAGTTTTCATCGGATAAATGAAGCAGTCGAATGTCCTGGCACTTAGTAAGGTCCATAGACTTTAGAAATTTAATGACATTCTCTAACGAAAAATGGGATTGAATTAATCGTTCCATACGTTTCTCATGTAGGCATCCATCGTCAACGCGTTGGTTTAGGATCTCATAAGAATGATTACACTCGACCATAATGTGATTCACATCTTTAAATGTGTACCGACAATAATAGGTGTCTGTAATATATAAGAGTTTCTCTTCCCCATCAGTAATTAAAAAACCAACATTCGGAACATCATGCTCTAATTCAAATGGTAGTATAGTAAAATTACCAATAGAAAATTGAATCTTAGGCGTTATATAGACCACTTTATGATGTCCGGCAACATAGATAGCCTCAGCTGTATCTTTTAGCATGTATACGCGATGTCCGAGTTTTAATAAATCAGGAACGGCCTTGCAATGGTCTCCATGTTGATGAGTCACCAATACGCCGCATAGATGCACAAAATTAAAACGACAATACCGCTGTATGTCTTTAAATGCTAACCCTGCATCTAGTAATAATTCATCCCCATTAGTTGAGGTTTTGATTCGGTAGCAGTTCCCTTTTGAGCTACTACCGAATGCTTGAATACTAATCACAATTAATCACCAAACATATGGACGACTTCGCCTGTTTCAGGATCTACGGATTCATTCGTAGGAGTAGGTTCAATATCAATCGTTTCTGAATTTGCGTTATTAGCGATAGTTTCAGCCACATCAGATTGAATGTCGATGGTTTCTCCTTCAAAATCAGGTGTAAGTTCTCCATCATTATCACGAATAACAGCACCATCTGAAGTGAGAGCATTCGCCATATTCTGCATTTCAACAGACAAAATACCATATTTGCTTAGCAACTGTTTAAGTACGGTTTTAATAGCCATCGCATCGAAGTCAGTTTTCCAAAGTCCAAAACCTTTTTTATAAGTTTGAGAATACTTTTTAGCATGTGCTTCCATTTCTTCTTTAGTCATGTATAGGTATTGTTCATACCCATTCTCTAATCGGAAATAGGCCATATATCCAACAACATCATCCCCGGTAGGGTCCCCTAATTCGAATTCACCTGTTAGTCGATTCCGTTTCTTTATTTCACCTTCATAGATTTTAATGGCATTAATCTTTTTGTATTTGCCAGCTCTAATGGCTAGCTGAATATACCCTTTGTACCCCATTTGAAATTGGGCTTCATAAATTTTCTTTTTGCCATTATAAAATGGAACAATATAAGCGAAGCCTAAATTTTGATTAATAGGAAGGTCTAGTGTAGCTGCCATAATACCAGCAGTAACTACAGTCGTAGGGTCTGCCTTAGTTAAGAGTTCATTATTATTAGAAACAGAAATCAAACTAGATACAAATGCTGCTGACTTCTTCCCTAATATTTCATTAAATCGTTTTTTTATAGACTCACTCGATACTAAAGTCTTCAATGATTGAGTTTGTAATTGTGTTTGCGCTTTCGCAATTTCTCCCATTGTGCGCCTCCTATGCTACGTCTTCACATACAGCGTGAATGTTTAATTTAGTTAAGATACTATGAATTTCTAAGCGGCCTTTTTGTGTCCACTTAGTCGTGATTTTTGAATCTAAGCGACCATCACTTCTGCAGAATGTAAAGGTTTCTGATTTGGTGAAACCTTTAGCCATATGTTGCTTGTACAGAATCCATTGATCACCGACCTTACGTTGTAGCCCAGCTTCATGCAAAATTTTATTTAACTCTTGAGCACTGAGGCCATAGTCAGCTGCAATTTGAGTAATCGCTAAACAGGATTTACTTGAGAGAATTTTATCTACGTAATCCTTAACCGGTTTAAATTCTGCTATCTGCTGCTCCTGTTGAGCTACAATGGCTTTCGTTGCATTATGTGATTCTACTTCATCAGCATATGCTCTAAGGGCTTCCGGCAATGTCTGCGGAATCACCATAGAATAAGAACCGGTTTTTCTAATAGCCGGGATTACATCATGCGTAATCCAACGTTTGAAATCTTTGGCTTCAGGTTTTCGACTTGATAACACCAGGCTATATAGCCCATATTCGTTAATAGCCGCAATATCTTGTTTTCCGCCAGGGGTGTCCAGTTTAACCGACCCCCTTTCATCAGAATCTAGTCGACTGATTGCATCTCGGTGCTTTGTAATTTCTAAACAATCACATACATCCTTAGCGACAAACATTAATTCACCATCTACCGGAATAATCCGAACTTGTCCAAATCTATCATTATTAAAAATTTGTAAGTCAGTCATACTCACACCTCCTTGACCACTAGTTGTGGTTCTGATTCATCAACAATGAGCTTAATGGTTTGACTATTTACAGGAACAAACTCAGTCACCGCTTCAGCGTTATCAATAAACACCGGAGCGTTTACTTTGAAATAGCTAGTTAATGCGTTAATGATATCAAGGCCTACATTAATACGTGCAGCGTTATTCATGCTGCGATACGGAACCCCTTTATAGGTGGTTTCGCAACATTCCTCAACGTTGCCGTTCAACATAACATTAAACATCTTGAATCGTGCTAGTTTGAATCTCGAGTTAATAACATCTTCCAGCATGTTGACCTTGGCCTTAACGAATTCGTCCATCAGATAAGAGGCTTCATCGAGCTTTGATTTTTCTGCTGCTAATTCAGCCTGTTGACTTTCTAGCTCTGCTACACGAGTATCAATCCGTTTAGCCTCTTCGTATTTATTCAATTCAGTTTCAAGGTTAAAGCGGTGTTCTTTCGTTGTAGCAATACGTTTGTCTATGTCTGCAATTTCTTCAGAATGATCTGTATTAGATTCATCGAGTTTCATCTGCAGCATAAACTCTTCTGCTTTTAAATCAGCATATATAGAATCATCATCAAGCACTGGAGCTGTTAGCTGTCCAATTTCATCAGTTATGGTTTGTTTAACAAGTTCTTTCGCCTTAATAAGAGCCTCTAAAGTTTCAACAGGCTCTAAACCGGCATCTCGTTTTTTAATATTCTCAATGTCTTGTTGCTTCAGTTCAATAGACTGATTAAGTTCTTCTAATTGCTTAGATTTTCTAAGGTTAAACTTCGTTTCAGCTTTTTCACGTGCGGCTTGAATTTGCTCTGCAGGAAGTTTTTGTCCGCAGGTCGGGCAAGCCTCATCGATATCCATTACAAATGCATCCTCGTTGACCTGCTGACGTTGATGCATCAGCTCGTCAATAACACTCTCGATACGTTGAATATCCCTATTTGATGTATCAAGGCGATGCTTGGTGCTCTCAACCTTAGAAGATAGATTGTTAAGTTCAGAAACAACCATATCGTATTCATTCGACTTCAATGCAGATTGTTTTTTATATTCCATCTGCAGTTCACTTTCACGAGCCATCAATCGACGTTGTACATCTCTAAGCTCCGCTCTAGTATCAACAACCGCATGTCCATTCACTAATAATGCTTTGTCTGCCTCTAGAGTTTCTAGCGTTGCAGTTGCTAAGCTAATCTCCTGAATAAGAACGTCTCGAGGAGTATCAATGGTAGGTTTCCCGCGCAAGGCCTCATCAATTCGAACTGGAATCATATCTAGCTCTTTATTGATGGCGGTTTTCTTAGCAGCTACTACCTTTCGATGATCGTCTACACTATGACCTGATAAGATATCAGTTAATGCTTTTAGTTCACTATATTCTGCAATAACATCCTCATCTGATATATCTCCGCACATCTCAAGTAATAGCTTTCTGCGGTTCTGCCAGGAATATGTTTCGTTGAAATACAACGGATTAGTAATTAATTTGAAAATATTTTCATCAACTAATGAATTTACAATTTCCTTATATTCCTTTTCTTTTTTAGGAACGCCATCAACAAAGTAGTCTGTCGTATGACCTGTCATAGTGACTTCACCACCACGAGGGGATGAATACTTTTCACGATAGACGCGTTTAAGCTCAACAGTACCACCTTCATCTAATGTAAAGGTTCCTGTTACTTCATGATTAACTTTATGGATAGGTTCGCCCCCATCCAATGTTTTGATTTCAAAATCAGCCCTATCTAGGCTATCTTTGCCGAATAGTAACCAACACACAGAGTCAAATACAGTCGTCTTACCGGTAGCATTATCTCCGCGGATAATAACATCACCGTTGAAATTTATAGTAAAGGCTTTCAAGCCTTTAAAATTTAGTAATTCTAATTTTGTGAGTTTCATAGTGATCTCCTATACAACATTAGCGTCCACATCAATAGTGTGAGGTTCAATCTTTAACCGATTGGCCCATTTCATTACTGTAGAGTGAATTTTATTGTCTTTTTTTAGTTGTGCATTCGCGAATAACTTCGCTTGTACTAAATGATTAAATTTAGGTTGACCCTTTTTAACCTTATTACCAGTGGCTAGTTCTAAGCATGCAATAGGATTCATGTCATCATCCGTGACAACTACAATTGCTGCTTGCCCTTGAATGACACGGTCACGATATGAACCTACACAGTTCTTCAATCGCTTTCCATATGTCATTAAATCAGCTGCAGTCTTTGGCACCATAAAGTGCATCCCATTCATATCAGCTTGTAATTGAGGTTGAGCAGGTAATATTACATCTCCATATTCCTGCTTGTTGAATATGTTGATTACTTCGTCATGGAAGTTCTTCAACTTGAATCGTTTCTTCCATAATGCCTCTTGGTATTTTGGCTCGAGTTTTGCGTGCATATCCACACAATCTTCTATAACGCGAATGTCCTCACCTAATAGCCAACGTAATATGGTAGGTTCACCGCACCGGTTAATTAATTGTTGCCACATAAACATTGCATGTGGACTTTTTAATCTCATCGCCTTACGTACATCATTAGCATTGTGAGCCTTACCAAAATATGGGTCCGTACCTTCATGCCTACTACGCCGTAATGTGAGTATAGTGCGTCTACAATTCTCATCGTTAAAAAGATTAAGGACATCAGACATATATACGCTTAATGGATCATCAACCATACGCTTCCGCAAGGCTCTACTGTTAGGAGCCTTATATGATTGTCTAAGCGCTGCTTGAAAATTCATACCTTTTCTTGTAGCCACTAACACATCATCTTCAAAAGGGATATTTG